AGTAAAATAATATTCAGAGGGATTAAAACATCAAGCGGAGATCAGACTGCAAATCTAAAGTCTTTAACAGGGATCACAACTTGGGTGGTTGATGAAGCCGAAGAACTAACAGATGAACAAAAGTTTGATACTATTGATTTATCAGTAAGGCAGCAAGGCAAACCTAATAGGGTTATATTAATTTTAAACCCAACAACAAAAGAGCATTTTATATACTCAAGGTTCTTTGAAGATAGGGGGGTTAATGAGGGTGTAAACACAACTAAAGAAAATACAACCTATATACACACAACCTACTTAGATAACAAAGAGAATCTATCTGAAAGCTACTTAGAACAAATAGAGCAGATGAAGATTAGACGCCCTGAAAAATACAAGCAGCAAATATTAGGTTCGTGGTTGGATAAAGCAGAAGGGGTTATATTTAATAATTGGAATGTAGGAGAGTTCAAACATATAGGCACAAGCGTATGGGGTCAAGATTATGGATTTGCCTCTGATGAAAATACTTTAGTTGAAACAAACATCGACACCTCAAATAAGATTATATACTTAAAGGAATGTTTTTATTTAAAAGCTTTAACGACATCACAAATAGCTGAACTTAATTCAAGACACGCTAAGGGCGGATTAATTATTGGGGATAGTGCTGAACCAAGATTATTGCACGAACTAAAAGCAAAGGGATGCAATGTAAGGGCTTCAATCAAAGGTCAGGGAAGTATTACTTACGGGATCAGCTTACTGCAAGATTACGATATTATTGTGAGTCCAGATAGTACTAACTTAATTAAAGAGCTAAACAATTATAGGTGGCTAGAAAAAAAGTCAAAGACTCCAATTGATGCGTGGAATCACATTATTGATGCGGTTCGTTATGCGGTTGGCTTTCAATTACAGAATCCAAACAGAGGGAAATATACAGTATCTTAATCTGTTGAATAAAAAAAATAAAAAAAAGTTAATTAAATGTTTGTTATTTCAAAAAAAAGGTGTATCTTTGTAGGGAACAAAAACAATAACAATTATGTCAAAGATTTTTTATACAGAAACAGGATACAACAGAACAACAGTTAAATTTTACGAGTTAGTCAAAGAAACTAAATCTTTTTACACATTAGTTCAGATTGACAAATATGATTATAATAATGGAGTAACACCAAACCCAACTAAAATAATAGGAGATAGTTTTAGAGTTAAAAAAACAAACTACCTTTATCAAACGTGGAAGGGTCAAGAACTAAAGGAAAATAATAACTACACATATACAGGTGCATAAAAAAAATAAATAAATAAATTAACCCTTGCAGAAATGTAGGGGTTTTTTTGTATCTTATAGTTACTAAAATAAATTAAAAAAGTTTATATATTAATATGGAAGTAAAATTAATCATACCAACAACGTTAAATGAAATCACTCTTGGGCAATATCAGGAGTTTTCAAAACTAGATATTACAAAGGAATCAGAGGTGCAATCAAAGATGATTGAAATATTTTGTAAAGTACCTGTTGAGGTTGTTCGGTCAATGAAAGCCACCGATATAAAAGAAATTTGCGAAGTTATTAATACGATGTTTGATGTTGAACACCAACTAATAAATAGGTTTCAATTAGGCGGCAATGACTATGGGTTTATACCAGACTTAGAAAATATGAGTTTTGGCGAATATGTCGATTTGGATACCTTCATAGGTGACAATGATACACTTCACAGAGCGATGAATGTTTTATTCAGACCTATTGATTTAAAACAAGGCTCACGCTATACACTAAAAGATTACGATCCAGATTCAATTGAAACCGCTAAGGATTATCCTTTAGACGCTTGTTTTGGTGCTATGGTTTTTTTTTACGCTTTAGGGAGGGACTTGTCGATAGCTATGCTGAACTCTTCGAGCAAACAGAACGAGGACAATTTAGCGCAATATCTGGGTTCACTTCCAAATGGGGATGGTATAATTCAATCTATGCAATCGCTGACGGAGATATTACAAGATTTGAAAATATCACTAAATTAAACGTTCACGAGTGTTTGACTTATTTAACGTACACAAAAGAAAAAAACGAAATTGAGTCAAGGAATATAAAAAGTAAATTTAATTAAATGGCAAAAACAGGAGTAAGAGGTTTTTATTTATTAACCCAAGCAATCAAAGATCAATTGTTATCAGATATAAATGTCAATACCGTTACAGAAGGGGATTTGTTTGATGTTGATTTATCTAAGCAATCAATATTTCCTTTGTCGCATTTAATAGTGAACACCGTAGCGGCTCAAGAAAGTGTATTGAGGTTTAACATTTCTGTTTTATCAATGGATATAGTTGATGAAAGTAAAGAACCAACCACGGATATATTTATAGGAAACAATAATGAGCAGGACGTTTTAAATACTCAATTAGCGGTTTTAAATAAGTTAGTACAAGTTTTAAGGCGTGGCGATTTATATAACGATAAATATCAATTAAGTGGGGATGCAAACTTAGAGCCGTTTGTTGATAGGTTTGAAAACAAAGTAGCAGGGTGGACGGCAACGTTTGATGTGTTTGTAAACAACGACATTGAAATATGCTAGCAGATAAAGCCCTACAAGAAGAACTTAATAAGTTCGCTAAATACGTTATCCAACAATCAAGAAGCAACTTAACAAAAGGGAGTTCTGATTATGGTACTTACAACGACACTAAGGGACTTTATAATAGTTTAAAGGGTAATGTATCGGTAAATGAAAAAGGAGCTAACCTAAGCTTTAAAATGGCTGATTATGGCAAGTTTAAAGATAAAGGTGTTCGTGGTAAATCGTCAAGTGCAAAAGCACCAAACAGTCCGTTTAGGTTTGGTAGTGGAACAGGAAGGAAAGGCGGTTTAACTGAAGCGATGCAAAGCTATGTTAAAAGACGAAAGATACAATTCAGAGATAAAAAAACGGGTAAGTTTTTAACTTACAAAAGTACTGCATTTTTAATTGCTAGGAGCATATATCAAAAAGGCACAAAGGCTAGTTTGTTTTTTACCAAACCATTTGAAGCGGCATTTAAAAGGTTGCCAAATGAATTACTACAAGCATACTCAATAGGATTAGAAAAAGATTTAATAAAATTAACACAAAAATAAAATGGCAAATCAAATAAACTGGGGCGAAATATATTGTTATTCAAATTGGGGGGATGAAGCAAATAAAAAATCAGTTCCAGAATTTCCTGCAACTTGTAATCCCGTTGTAGAAGATGGTGTGTGTGGTGTTGTATATCAATGGGATGATTTAAACCCTTCATTTCCAAAAGTATTTAATATTTCAATTAACCAAGCAGGGGAATCATTTATAGACTTTGAGGCTTATAACAGACCTACTAAATTTGTTGTTGTTCAGAGCGGTGTTACTTTGGTAGATACAGGGTATAGATCAAGTTCTCCTTCTACTTGGCAGTCACAACTAGATTCATATTTAAGTGCAAGGGGGTTACCATTAGAAACAATTACACAACCGTCAAGCAATATTATAGACTTTCACGTAAATAGAGATATTTTAGTTTACGTATATGCACCTTTAGAAAAACAAGGGTTTTCTGGTTGGGAATTTAGAATAGGTTGCACGGTATAAAAAAATAAATTATGGCAAAAATTAATGTAAGAAGTCCTTTTTATGTAAACAAGACCGCTACTAGATTAACCTCGGTTGATATGGAGTTATGGGTTTACACGGGTACTCAGACAACTGATAGAACTTCTAGTAATGGATCATTTTTTCAATTAACCTCAACTGCCGTTTCTGATAACTGTACTTTTGAGATTTCAGAAATAGCGAAGGATTTTATTCAGCAAAATTTTACAGGCGATTATTACAACAATAATGTTTGGATTGATTATAGAACTAGAAACTATATTGGGGGCGTTGCTCAATCTTTTACAAGTTGGTCAAGTTATAGGGGTTTCTATGGTTATGGATATTTCCAAGATGGAGCAAACCCTTCTTTAGAGTTGGGATGGCTTCAATCAAACTTAACTATTTTAAAGTCTCCAACTGAACCGCTTAAAATACCAGTTGACACAGAACTTGTTGAAAATGTTTCTTTTTACGAAAATGGCGGTCTTGTTTATTCTCACGATGTTACATCAAGTGTGGAATCAGATCAACAAATTGAATACATTCAAAGTGATGGAGCTTCTTTTGTAGATCTTGAAAGCCGTGTTGTAGCTGATGGAGGTGTATATCAAAGTAGCTATTGTATTAGTTCTTTTGAAAGTGGGGGTAATTTTGATGCAGATACTGTTTACATAAATTCTATATCAGGAGACGTTACAGTTGTTAAAATTAAAAACATTGAGGAATGTAAATATGAACCAATGAAATTAACCTTTGAGAATAGGTTTGGGGCGTTGCAAGATTTATGGTTCTTTAAAAGAACAAACAAAAAATTATCAACTAAAAAAGAAGTATTTAAAAGGAATATAATTGTAAACGGGGCTTATAATGTAAGTAACCACCAAGCAAAGATATTAAC